CCAGCGTTTCCGTGCCATGCTCGCCTATGAGGTCTATCAGCGATGGCTTCAGGATAAGCAGCTACGTGCCTCTGATGTGCTCCGTAACATTGCGGCCCGTGAGTACCCTATCCTACTCCGTCGTGCTGCCGAAGGTGACGCAAAGGCCCAAGAGTATGTCGATGCTATGAATGTGCGCCCTGGCATTCCGCGTACACCGACCGAGATATCTAACGATCTCGCACTCTTCAATCATATCATCGGACGCTTTGAGGTGCCGATGGATAACATTGAACGTGCGAAGGTGCAGGATGCCTCCGACTGGCTTATTCGCGAGGGCATGAAAATGGGCGACCCCAGAAGTGTGAAGTCAGGTGCAGACCTGAAGATGGATCTCTACAACGGCTTCAAGGAAAAGGATGATGCGGAGGAGCAGATGCCTGACTCGGATATTGTGCTGACGCATGATGTCTCTGTCGTGAAACGTGACCGTGTGAACTACACCGACGAAGAGCGCAAGAAACTGGCCCGTCGCTATGGTCTGACCGACAAACAGGTGATTGACATGATTCAGAACAGTGACGGCACCTGGGAAATGCCCGACGAAGAGGGCGACAAAGAACCTGAAAAGGATGTGTTTGACGAAGATCCATTGCCATGAGGAAGGTTTATTTAAATTATAAGCAATACCTTATATATTTAATGAACGTGCGCGACGGACGCTTACTTGGTGCCCGTCGTTTCGGTAAGACTGATGGCACGTTAGGCCCTCGCATCTATCGGGTGTCGAAGTCCATGCCCCGTGCTACGAACATCTGGCTTGGTAACTCGCGCAAGCAGCTATACACCCGTACCGTGCCTGGTACGATAGCAGCTATTGAGCGTTTCTTCGGACTGAAGGAGGGCCGTCATTTCGGCTGGGGAAAACCGCCTCGTTGGGTGAAGTCGCCGATTATTAAGCCAAAGACCTGGGATAACTGCATCTGGTTTGCCAATGGTACACTTTGGCAACTCATTTCACTCGCCGTCACCGGATCTGCCAACTCTATTACAGCCAATTCCATTGTGGCTGATGAGTGTAAGTTCATGTCGAAATCGAAAATCGATGGTGAGGTAATGCCTGCCCTGTCGGGTATTGTTGACCCCTACGGCAATCTGGGCTACACCGAGGATAACCCGATGTTCAAGAGCACCTTCTTTGCCTCTGATGCCTCATTGACCAGCAAGGGCAACTGGCTCGAAAAGGAGGAGGATAAGCTCGACGCACATCCGGACACAGGCCCGTTGGTGGATAAGACCTATCGTGAAATCCAGGATGAATTGCAGGCGTATGCCGAGCGCGTCATCTACTACAACGATCTGATGGATGCAGCCGAGAAAGATAAGTGTGTGCCTATCGTACAGCGTCCGGAGGATATCAAGGCAATCCGCATCAAGGCAGAAGCCATGATGAACCACGAAGGGCCGTTTAAGATTCTTCCTAACTACGGCAAGCGCATTAACAAAGCGATGCTCGACATGGCCGTAAACTACAAACTCATCACGCCTGAAGAAGCAGAATTGATTTTCTGTCATAAGTATCTCATTACCCCAGAACAGGACTTCGACATGCAGATGATTTATCAGTCGAAGTCGTATGCAAAGAAGATCCGTGAGTTACAGTGCAATGCCTTTGCCTTCTGGCGTGTTTCTACCTTAGACAATCTCGATATTGTTGGCGAGTCGTACATAGCTCGTATGGCTCGTGACCTGCCGCCGGTCGTCTTTGCCATATCTATTCTGAATAAGAAGGTGGCTAAGAGCAACGACGGCTTCTATTCCAATCTCGATATCGAGAATATTCACGGCTATATTCCTGATGATTGTCCGGCTATCGACAACTCGTTTACCAAGCGTATGGCGACGGGCATCGTGGGTGGTACGATGGAGCAAGAGGAATACGAGACACCTAACTTTGGCGACCTCCAGACCATTAAGGATTGTACGCTCGATGGTGACGTGGTGGATGCTGCCCCTCTGTATATCAGCATGGACTACAACGCCAATATCAACTGGGTCGTTACGGGCCAACTCTATAAGCGCGACAATCAGGAATGTCTCAATGTGCTTTCCTCTATGTATGTCAAACATGAGCGCAAACTGCGTGAGTTGATGGCCGACTGGAACCACTACTATAAGCCTAAGATGTCGAAATGTAAGGATGTGGTGTATTTCTATGATGCTACGGCAAAGTTCAAAGGCTATGCCATCGAAGGCATGGAGGATTTTAAGGATGTGGTGATTAATGAATTGACCCGTTACGGTTGGAATGTACGACCTGTGGATATGGGATCGCCTCTCGGTCACGAAAAAAAGTATGCCGATATCAATGAGTCGCTGGCTGGTGTGAGTTATCCCGCTATCCGCATCAACCGCGAGAATAACGAGGCGCTGATTGTGGCTATGCAGACAGCAGAGGTGGAAATCGGTTATAAGGGTTTTCGCAAACGTAAGAGTGGTGAGAAACTGAGTGAGGACGCTGACGATGCAGTACGACTGGAATACCGCACCGATGGCACTGATGCTTTCGACTCGCTTTATATCGGTTGCCGCTATCATCTTACGGCCATGTCGGGTATGTGTCTGCCTATTCCTGGTTAATTATTTCCGTACCCCCGATAATCAGTTTGTCACGTAGTCGAAGAAGTCATTTGCTAACTTTGCTTGCAGAAATTTTAAAACGGAAAGATATGACAAGTCTTGATTTCTCTTACGATTATCCCAGCTTTGTCTCGACGGTGTTCGAAGGCGACAGCAAAGTGAGTATGGCCTTCGACCGTGAGGCCCTGAATTTGGTTCATGTAGATACCCGTGCGGATGAGAACGATGTTTGGCGCAAACTGCGTTCCTTCACCATTGGTACCAAGAACGAGTTTTCTCTGACTGGCTCTGCCAGTGGTCAGCAGTATCGCCTACGTTGTGATGCGCGTCCAGTAACATGTGAAGTGGAGCCCATCAAGAGTAGCGGTGGTGGTGGCTCTGACATTACACCAGGCGTACCCATTCCAAAGGACACCGTGAATAGCGACTCTATTCAGGATGGCACCATCAAGCGCGAAGATCTCTCTGAGGAAGTCTTGTCTGGTCTTGACGAAATGAATAACATCGGACTGACCGAACAGGATATTGAGGATATCTTCTTCCCTGATGGTAATGCTCCTGATACGGGCGATGATGACGATGAAGGTGGTGATGACAATCAGAACCAAAACGCCGAAACGCCTGAGAACCCTGAGACATCGGAAAATCCTGAGACTCCTGAAAATCCAGAGAATCCCGAAACGCCTGAGACTCCGGAAACACCCGAAAGTCCGGAGCAACCCTAATCAAGTCTGAAACGGCGCTTGCGCCATCAGAATAGTTCACATTTTTATTAACCCCAAATTATTTTCAAGCATTATGGCAAAGAAAAAGTTATCTGAACTTGAGTTGATCCTCAAGAAACTTGGTTTTGTCGCCAAGACGTACACGGATGAGCAGGTTGCTGCTAACGCCGTTCACATCATCGAGCAGGGAACTGCCGAGAGTGGCTATCTGAAAACTTACATCTTCGCAAAGGGTGTAACGTCGGAG